ACACATGGGTTTTATTGTTATTATACAGTGATTTAACCCCCTGCCTTAAAGGTAAACACTGCGTAAACGGTTTACGTTAGAAACGTAAACACCCCCCCTTTTTGACAACTAGGCAAATTTCAAACCCTTCGAGATTTGACTGTGAATGTAAACAGGGGGTATAAAACTGCTTATATACGGAGGATTTTAAATGGCTGGGAAAATCCAGAAACTGACTAATCGACAGAAAACTTTCGCTCGGCACATCGTCGAAGGGATCTACTCGAATACGGAATGCGCAAGGAAGGCCGGATATGCCGCTGATCTCGCAAACCTACGCGCCTCAGTGCTGCTAAACGGGCGCGACTATCCTCATGTGCTCGAATACATAAAGGAGCTCAGGGAGGAGCGAGAACGGCGCTATGGTGTGACCACCATTGGGCAGCTACAACGTCTCCAACAACTTTCCGAAGGGGCGGAGGACGCGGGCCAGTTTTCAGCGGCTATCAACGCAGAAAAAATTCGCGCAGCATTGGGTGGTTTGACTGTGGATCGACGAGAGAATATCAACCAGATAGATCAGCTATCCCGCGATGAAATTGTGGCACGGCTTTCCGATTTACAAAAAAAATACCCTCAAGCGTTCACAATCGAGGGATCATATGAGGATATAACGGATGAGCAGAGGACCGGAGGCCAACTTTTGGAGCACGATCAGGAGAAATCTGCCTGAGAAATGCTTTGCAACCCGCATAGAAAACAAGCATGGCGGTGGTGTTCCTGACCTTCATGCAATCTGGGATGGTATTGCTTTTTGGGCGGAGCTAAAAGTAACGAAAACTAACAAACCAAAAATATCTCCGCATCAAATCGCGTGGAATATGGCGTATTGGGCTCGCGGGGGCAATAATTTTTACTTGGTAAAGGCCCTCTCTACCAAGAGAATATATTTATTTGGGGGTGATAAGGGGCCCGAGCTCCTTGAAAAGGGGATCGATGGGGTTGAGGGGCAGAGTTTCGAGGACCTTGCGTCTCTTTTCGAGGCCTTGCGGCTCTGCTGCCGCTGATTTTATGCCTTGCGGCTCGCGCCTGAGCCTTGCGACTCTGGCGCGGCGGGTTCCCGGCCCGGGCTTGCCGGGGATGGGAACTAGGATAGAGAGTCCGAAGGACACAATAACCCGCTTCTTCTTTGTTGCCCCGAGCTTGCGAGGTTAACAGGCAACTCCTTTTAAAACTTTTTGATGAGAAGGATACCCAGCGACGTAGGAGCCGGGTACCCTTCGGTGTTAGTTACCAGTAGTTGCGCGTTGTTCTGGCTTCGGTTTCGAACATCTCTTCCGCCATGGCCTCTTCTTCCTTATCGACGGCGCTACCGTCTGTTTGCAGGATTTCTTTGACCTCACCTCCTGTCAGTCCCAACGCCCCAGCGTATGTCAGAATGGTCATGTCTGGGTTGCTGTCGTAGTAGTCGCGGATCTCGTCGTGTGTCCATTCCCACATTGGTTTAGGCATCTTCCGTTTCCTTCTGTGTGTCGGTGAGTTTAGCCGCTAGGTTCCAAGCCATGGCGGCAGCGGTAACGAGGTGTGCTCGATCCTCTGGGTTGTGCAGGTTGATCCAATGCATTACTTCATCCCAGTCTTCGGGTGTGCGAAATAGTCCGATTTCAGTTAGCATAGTTTGTATTCCTTCTCGAAAGTTTGCAGGCAGTTGAAGCTGATTACTTCGTTGTCGCCTATTGGTTCCAGATGTTCTACGCCTGACAGGTGGTCGTAGAAGGTGAGGTACTGCTCGTGCTTGCGCTGGGTGACGCCCCATCTGGACTGTCCGAAGACGTTGAGCAGTCCGTTGATACGCTCGCGTGTTGTGACGGTGGGCCACCCTGCTAGGGTGAAGCAAACGTCATGGTCTGTATTGCGCCATGCGATACGGTTGTTGTGCAGCCAGACTGTTTGTCCGTCGGTATGCGTTCGGGCAGCCTTTGCGGGCCGCCCTGTTAGAAACGCATGTGCAATTTTGTACGTCTCTTTTCTCATGTGTGACATTCCTCTCCGAATAGTTTGATTGCTTCGTGCTTCGTGTACCCGATGTATCGACGGGTCACTAAGTACCCGCCGATGATGTCTGATATCACGATCATTCCGCTGTGCGGTACGATCTCGATTGTCATTTTACTTGGATCTCCCACTCCAGACCCTTGATGCGGTCTGACATGAACTCGTCGTCGATATGACTGTCGATGATGCCAACGATCTCGGAACTGTAGTTGTCGATGTCGAAGAACTCGAGCGCGACCTCGTTGACTTCATACGAGTTGTTTCGAAGCATGTCGCAGAAGTCGCTATCGTCGAAACTGTTTCCGCTGTGCTCTTTGATGAACTCTTTGAAGCCTTCGTGATTCTTGAGTCCGTCCACGATGGCGTTGATGAAAGCGTAGATTGGGTTATCCATGAGTTATACCTCTTTGTTTTGGATGATGGAAAGTGCTTGGTCGATTTCCCAAGTGAAGTTGGGGTTCTCGATCCGTTGGAAGCCACGAATGCGCGACCAGTTACCGTGATCGTGCTCGGTGAAGCGCGGCGTGTGGCCGTGGATTGCCTCGTATGTCCCGATGAACGTTGCTGCGTCGCAATCTTCTTCGAGGTAGAGCATCCCGCCGAGCTTGTAGCTGAACTCTGAGAAGTCCGCTTCGGATAGTCCGATGACGGCTAGGTCGTTGCGTGACACTTCGAGCCAGCCATGTGCTGCATCTGAGATGAATCTGAAGGGTGGTTTGTGTGGCATGTTCGCCTCCTGTGGTTGGTGGGGGCCGCAGCCCCCGGTTGAATTACTTGCGATAAGTGACGGCATTGGTTGCCAACTTTTCCATGATCCCGACCAGCGGGTTGATGAAATCCCCGTCGATCCCGAGCTCTTCGGCTAGGCGCTTACCTTTTTCGAAGAGTCGAACCATGTCTTGCTGCTTGAGCGTGTCGCCTGTTGGAAGGTTCTGAATGAAGTTCAAGATAGCTTCAGTGACTTGCGTCAGGTTGTCTTGAAGGTTGTACTCTCCATCGAAGTTGAACCTCCATGTTTCCGACATATGTTCGCTCGAAGGTAGCCCTCGATAGTAGAGCTGAAACCTTACATGCTGCGCGTCGAACCCTGTCCCGTCACCTTCGACCCTACAATCGAAGTCTGTCCAGTCGTAGTTAAGGTTGCGCAGAGCCCGGTTGATTTCGCTTACTTCGTCTGACAATTTGAGTACTGTGATATCCATGTTGAGATCTCCTATGTTATGGATAATACAACGCACATGAACTTCGTGCATTGTCCCCGCATCCTGCCGCCTGCCCAATCGCGCCGAGGAACGAGGGAATGGTCAAGGAAGCCGAGCGTCCCCGCTCGGGTAGTCAGCGAAGCGGCGGTTGACGTAAGGTCCTTTGGATTTGACGTTTCGTAAACTTGAGCCTGACCTCGCATATTTGCTCACCGGACGAGGACACTACGGCCCGCAAGTCCGCCAGAGCAAAAGAGATCTGTTGGGGCCTCAAGGTTACGTTTCGTCCAATACAAATGACCTAACGTCCACCGTGACCTTCCGACCCCATCAAAAAGAATGAGTCCGCAAGGACACAATAAACGTGATGGGGTTGACGACGCATTGGGCAATGGGGCTTCCCGGAGGGACGATGCCCACGGGGGTTCATGTGTGTGTAGTATAGTCTACGCGGTGGCGCTCTCAGTCAGGCTGACCAGAGGAAGAGGCTCCGTGCACGACGAGACACTCAAGGCGTGAGAACATCTGAAGGATGTTCCCGGCGCAGGGTGGATCGACGTAGCATGGAGAGGGAACGCAGGCCCTGACTGGGCGCATATCGGTACGGTCAGGCGAGCTCCAAGTGCCTGATCCAACGGGGCTATAGCCGTTGGCCGACTGCGGTTCGGATACCGCACGGGCTGAAGGCCCGTTGTCTTTTCTTCTCGTCGCCCCGAGCTTGCTCGGTTAACAGGCGACTCTACGTTGTTAGGGGTTACTTTGGCAAATCTGGGTGCACGGATCGGGGCTCTTGCTACCCCCATCCCCCCGTTTTGGGCGGTGCGGTGCGTCTGGTGTCTGTATAATGTTGGTTTTGTAAATTCATTGCGATATAATTTTATTGGGTTTTTCCCCTATAGGGAATCCCGTCTTTGAGGCCCCTATCGCTTTCAAATTATTTCGGGTATAATTTCATTTGAGTTTTTCTGAGAGAACCGATGGCCGATAGATTTTCTTTACCGATCACGCAATATATTCCCCCGAACCTTCGTCCGTTGTTTCAATCGGTTGGAGCGGATGACGTTTCTAATTTGGTTCCGACGACGGGTCTTCGTCGTGGTATGGAGGCGGCTGGGCGCATTGGCACGGCGGGCGAGAAGCCAGAGGACCGGATCGAGGCTGGATTAGAGACGTTGATCCCTGCTTTAACTTTGGGTGCTGGTCGATTTTTAAAGCAGCCTGCCAAGGCAGCTTTAATGGAGATGTTTGGTTTGAGTCCGGGTCCTGATGCGGAGGCTCAGTTAGAGGCGTTGGCTCGTGCTAATTCGGAAGATGAGTTATTGGCTTTGCAGGAGCAGGCGTTACAGCAGCCTGTTGTTGATGTTTCTGTTGATGTTGATGTTGATGAGGCCCTTGCACCTTTTGAATTTCCTGAAGACGATTTTTACGATTTTTTAAATCGTGAATTTGAATCAGAATTTGAACCTCCTATTGATGATTCGTTTGGCATGGTTCCGTTTATTGGGCCTGACGAGGCTACTTTGGAGGTTGTTTACG